CATGACACAGCACAAAGTCGTAGGTGCAGAAGGTACTGGAAATATGACCATGTACTTTATGAACTCTGACATGCTTAGATTAGCTATTGCATATATCAAAGAGGGCAAATATGGTGGATTGAAACTTCAGGTAAAAAACGAAGATTCGCAATCCACTATTGGAAAGCAAGAAGTTGTTATGCTGAATGTTTTATTAAAGACAATTCCAGTGACAACTCTTGATGATCAGTCCGACGATCCAATTACCATTGATACATCATTTACCTTTGATGATATTGAAGGATTAAGTTATTTTAATTTACCAGCAAACTATAGATAATGGGAGCTCCGGCTCCCTTTTTTGAAAGGAGAACATTATGAGTTCATTAAAAGCATTCCTAAATCCTATTCAGGTAGAAAATAAAGAAGTTATTGTATCGAACCGATTTCAAGAAGATGGAAAGCCAGTACCGTTTGTAATCAGACCAATTACCCAGGACGAAAATGATTTATTAATTAAGAAGCAGACTAAAATTGATAAAAAAGGTAGAGAAACCTTTGATAGAAATGGGTATACGGAAGGATTAGTAACCGCTGCTGTTGTTTTTCCTGATTTAAAAAACGCTGAATTACAAAAAGCATACAATGCGTTAGGAGAAGGATCTCTTCTTCGGAAGATGCTATATGCCGGGGAATATGCGGATTTATCAATTGAAGTACAAAAGTTTAGCGGTTTTGATATTGATATTAATGACGATATCGAAGAAATAAAAAACGCATAAAGCAGGGTGATGCTGAATTTAATTTAGCACACTATGCCCTGCAAAAGCTTCACATTCTTCCTTCGGTGCTAGCTAATATGTCTGAGAAGGAGCAAGCCTTTATTTACGCCAGCATCCAGATAAGAGTAGAGGAAGAAAGGAAGGAAGCGTCTAAAATTAATGCGAAGGGAGGTAGAAGTTAATGGCAACCCTTAAAGCAATGTTTCAACTAACTGATGGCTATACCAGGACCATAGAAAGAGTTATGCAAAAAACTGATCAAGCATCAGGCAAAATATTAAATGCTAGTGGAAACACTGATAAATTCAATCGACAGCTTGAAGCGACTGGAGTAAGCGCAGGAAGAGCCAGCGGAGGAATAAATAAGCTTATTCGTGGAGTGCTAACAATATCTGGGTTGATGAAAGGAATGCGTATCACTGATGAATACACCAATACGGCAGCCAGACTGGATCTAATTAACGATGGACTGCAGACACAAACAGAACTCCAAGACAAGATATTTGCAGCAGCTAATCGCTCTAGGGGTGCTTATGGTGAAATGGCTTCTGCCGTAGGTAAGATGGGGCTATTAGCAAAAGATGCCTTTACATCAAATGATGAACTGATAGCATTTACAGAGCTGGTTCAAAAATCATTCAAGGTCGGTGGTGCAGACACATCCGAACAACAGGGTGCCATGAGACAATTATCCCAAGCAATGGCTTCTGGCAGACTTCAGGGGGATGAACTTGTATCTATTATGGAGAATGCCCCAATGGTTTATGACGCTATAGCAAAATATATGAATCTATCAAAGGGTAAGCTTAAAGAGTTATCATCCCAAGGTGCAATAACATCTGACATTATCAAAAACGCTATGTTTATGGCTGCAGATGATATCAATAATAAGTACGCTAAGATGCCAAAGACGTTTGCTGACGTTTGGAATAAAATCAAAAATGGTGCTACAAAAGCTTTTAGACCGCTTATACAAAGAGTTAATAAGACGATCAATACTAAAAAGTTTGAAAAATTCACTGACCAGATGGTAAACGGTTTTAGTGTAATGGCTAATGCGGCAGGAAAGGCACTAGATGGTATTAGCAGTGCTTATGATTATATAAACAATAATTGGGATAAGCTGGTTCCGATTATCGAGGGAGCAACTGCCGCTTGGCTAGCATATAAAGGCGCTCTATTGCTGGCTAGTGGAGCGCAATGGGCGGTGAATATTGCAACAGCCGCTAACCCAATAGGACTAACAATACTCTTGGTTGCAGGCTTAACCGCAGCTGTAGTGCTTCTATGGGAAAAGTCGGAAGGGTACAGAAAATTTGTCGGGAGCGCATGGGGTTTTATTATTAAAGTGACGGCGCAGGGTTATAATGCATACGTAAAGTTCTTTAATATGTATCGCATTGGATGGAACAGATCAATAGACACGCTTGATCTTTTTGTAAAAGCAACAAGGCTTGGAATGAAATCTATTGTTGTGATGACGGGCAAAGCTGTAGCAGGAATGATCAGCTTATTTAGTCCACTCATAGATACAATAGGTAAAGTCATAGATGCCTATAATATAGTTGCAAAAGCATCGGGAAAAAAGACAATAAACTTTGACGTAAGTTCAAAAAATTTAGCAGGACTTGTTAAAGCCGCCACTGGTAAGGCAGTAAGTGGAATAGATGATGCCTTCTCCGGCATTAGCGGGCTGTTAGATAGGGCTAAAATTGATAATCCAATGCGATTACTTGACCTGGATAAAGTCAATGCGTTTGCAGATTACGTTGGTGAAACCATAGGTGATTTCACCATATCGGGATGGCTTAAAGATACATTTGCAAGTATAGCGAAGCAAATACCAGGGCAAAACGATGATAAGGGCTATGATCTAAGCCAATTTGGTACTGACCAACACCCGATCAATGTGAAAGGTAAAGTCAATATGTCCGATGAGGATCTTAGATATCTCCGTGATATTGCAGAGCGGGAATACATTAATAAGTTCAGTACTGCTACTCTTGCACCTAATATAAGCTTTACCTTCGGAGATGTTCGGGAAACCGCTGATGTAAATGAAATAAAAGGTACGCTTGAAATGATGATGCGTGAAGAGATCGCAGTAGCTGCAGAAGGGAATTATTAATTATGAGTTTTGCATTATTTTTCAAAAAGGATAATATGGTATATCATCTCCCGGTCAATCCAGAGCAGATTGAAACTACTTCCGTACAGGCTATAGAAAAGTATGAAGTTTTAAAACTTGGCCAGATTGCGATACCTACTCACATGGAACTGACAGAATATTCGTTTGAGGTAGAATTGCCAAAAGAGCCATATCATTATGTAGAGACTTCCGGGGATTTTAGAGATGCGGATTTTTATTTAAACCTTTTTCGGACATGGAGAAAAAGCCAGGAGCCGGTACGGTTTATAGCGAGCAATGGAGTTGGTGATGACATAAATACATTGGTATTGATTGAAGAATTATCAGTAACTGAGAAAGCTGGAGAAGAGGGAGACAAGTATGTATCCTTTAAACTGCTTGAATATCGGGAATTTGGTAAAAAATCTGCCGTTATTAAGTCCTTATCAACGGGAAAAGCTAAAAAGAAAAAAGTATCTTCAGGTAAAACGAACCCTAAAAGTACCGGATCTTATGTGGTTAAGTCTGGCGATACACTATGGGGCATTGCAAAAAAATATTACGGAGAAGGCACAAAGTACAATATCATCTATAACGCAAATAAAGATAAGATCAAAAATCCTGCAGTCATAAATATAGGATGGAAACTTAAAATTCCATCGACAAATGAATTTTCAAAATATTCCGCTCCATTGCCTAAAACGATAAAAAAAGAACCCAAACTTCCAAAGTACACCGGTGGGGTTTCTGCTTCCGGGAGAACGCACTCATCAGGGGGTGGAAGATTTTGATGGAATTCTTAATTGAAACCAATGGAGAAATGTATGAGATTAGCGAGCTTGTTAAGTCCGTATCGTATACTGATAGACTGAATGATGGATGCAGCAAGCTCGAGTTTTCTTTCGTGGATGACGACATAAAAATTGAGAATGGCAGGCCGGTTCGATTTAAATATGATGGTGCAAATATATTCTCCGGAATTATTTTCAAACATGGTCAAAACAAGAAAAAAGAGATTGAAGTAATTGCTTATGATCAACTTAGATATGCAAAGGCTAAAGATACAATCGTAGTTAAAGGAGACACCCTCGATGCATTATGCACCAAGATGTGTAATTATTTTGGTCTTAGAAAAGGTGTTTTTAAAAAATTTAATTACACACTGCCCACATCGGTACAGGACGATAAGACCTGGCTGGATATTATGTATCAGGCTATAAGCGACACCCTGATGAATAAGGGCAAATGGTGTTCTCTTCGTGACGAATTTGGATCTGTATGCCTTAGAGATTTAGAGGGTTTAGCACTTGATCTTGTACTGGGTGATGAAAGCTTATGCTACGATTATGAATATTCAAAATCCATAGATGATAACTTTTATAATCAGATTAAGCTTGCTATGGATAATGAAAAAACAGGCAAAAGAGAATTATATATCACTAAAGATAGCGGATCCATAAAGAAATACGGATTATTGCAGTATTTTGAAGTATTAGACAAGAACGGGAAGCCGGCACAGGCAAAATCTAAAGCAGATATGCTACTAAAACTATATAATCGGGAGACAGAAACTCTAACTTTAAATTGCCTGGGTGATAGTAGAGTTAGAGCCGGAACGGGATTTTACGGAAGCATTGAAGATATAGGACTGAACAAAAGGCTTATCGTTCGTTCTGTTACCCACAACTTCCTCCCTGTCCACACCATGAAGATTGAGGTGGCAATATGATAAATGAGATTAAGACTATAGTGCAAAATTATCTCAATAATGCTAAGTTGTGCGCTCTGCAGGTTGGTGCAGTTACGGCTGATGGGATTAAAGTCAGTGATAAATTAATTATACCGAATGAGCTTATTGTAGGGAATTTGAAAGCTACTCTCGTAACCGGCCAGCAAGTCAGATTACTCCGGGATCATGGCGGGCAAAAATTCTAT